TAATGCCTATAAAAACAACAGACACAGATGTTTACCACCAGGATTTTACATAACTTTTGGTTATGTTCGCAAAGATATTACTATGGATAAAATAAATAAGTTTATAGGAACATGTGAAACAGCAGTTGCACATACACCACAAGATTATAGGTATTTCCAAAAAAAGGCTTTTAAATTGATGAGAGCTTTGGTTTATGTAGCAAAACGCAAACAGGTCTTGGATAAACCCTATGCACCAGAACTAGAACCAGCAAAACCAGTAAAGAAACCTAGGAAACCACGTGCCAAAAAGCAAGATGCCTAGATACCATTATAACGAGTGGTCATATCAGACAATGGAATCAAAGCGGCATCATTGTTATTTGTTTTTTTTTCAGGCAAAATAACTGTACTTGTACTTGTAATATTAACACTAGGAATCATTCTATCATGAGTAATAACGTTTTTATCATTTTTATCATTAAAAATCTCAAGAATTTTACTAACAATAGGACTACGCTCAATATCAGAATATTTCATCTCCACCATTTCAATACCCAAATCACCAGCGTCCAAAGCCTTACGCACCCTATAATCTTTAATTTTATTCATAATATCTAACAATCCATTGTCCTGAGACCTATCCGTCTGTTTTAAATCACCAGTAATAACCATTTTAGAACCATCACCAATGCGGGTAGTTAACATAAGCATTTGTCCAGGACTAGAATTCTGCATTTCATCAGCAATAATAAAACAGCGTTTAAAAGTACGACCACGCATATATGCTAAAGGTGAGATTTCTATGACACCAGATCCCAACATAAAATCTATCTCATGTTGAGGGTAATATTCCAAGAAGATATCCATAAGGGGTCGGGTCCAAGGATCCATTTTCTTTACCAGCGTGCCAGGTAGGAATCCAAGCTCCTCTTCCTCTACGGGGACAATTGGGCGAGTCAAGACAATCTTTTGGAAATCACCACGACGCAATCCTTCAATGGCCGTAGTGCATGCAAAGAGGGTTTTACCACAACCAGCGGGGCCAATGCCAAAGACGATGGGGACAGAAGCATTGTTCAAATAGGAGACATATTGTTTTTGGTTATTGGACCTAGGCTTATAGAGAGGAGCAAGATTCTTTTGACGAGACTTGCGCCCAGACCCAGCCATATCAGGATTAAAAGAATCATAGTTGTTGGTAAGGGTCTTCTTCATGCGCATAATATTAAAACTAGGACGAAAAATGTTGCGGGATTGAAAGGACAAGACACTTGAAAACAGAACCATAAGAGGAAGAAGTGGTTTGAAATACATTCTATATAATTTACGTAGGATGTATTTATTTACATTTTTCAATTAATATCTTTATTCATTTGGCAAACACAAAGCCCATGTGTTTATTGTATATCTATATTGACCAGGTTTAACAGCTGTAACATTATGAGGGTGAGTCCAATATGGAGGAAAAAGTAGAGCAGAACCCTTTTTTAATTTATACGAGATATTATGGTTAGTGAAATTAAATAGACCACCTTCGTAATTATCATTTAAAGATATAATAGTAGAAAGGACCCTATATTCATTTTTATTTCCGTAAGTCCAATCAATATGCTCATGTGTTTTGCCGTAAAATTTTCTTATGCTATATCCACAATCGTTTCTAATTTTAATCTGTCCACGTATTCTTTGAATTAAATCAAAACAATTATGAGCAATTGGAAAAATAAGACTGTCGTATTTTTTATATTTATCTTCTTGTAGAGTGTTTAATAGAAGTTCAAAGCATTCAGTGTTGTTTGTTTTTTCTATGGATAATTCTCTAAAAATTACAGGTGAATTGTTAATTAAATAAATTAATTCATCACAAAGAGAATCCGAAATAACATTTTCAATAACAAATACATTAGTTTCTAATTGAATAATTCTGTGATTATTAATGTATTTTTTAGTGTATCTGAAATTATAAATAAAGTCATAAACGTATTCATATAAAATTTTCCACAATGATTTTATAATGAATATGATATTAGAACCCATAATAATAATAATCAATATTAATTTTATATTATTATTAAATTATATTAGACCAACAATACACTAATAACCAACCCACCCTGTTATTATATATTTATCATTAGATTTGGGAATATTCCCTCTATGATAATAATTCCATGTTGATGGAAATAATAACAAATTTCCCGCAACTGGCTTTATTTTTCCATTTATAAATTCCGTTTCACCACCTTCACTAACATCGTTTAAATACCAAATAAATGTTATTAATCTTACTTGTTGAAATGTTTGCAGTGATTCTTTATCAACAAAATCATTATGCCATACATAAAATCCTTCGTTTGCATAATATTTTTGAATATTATATCCATAGTCACGAATATTTTTAAAACAAGGATTATTAAGACCACAACTTTGACCATTATTTACAATAACATGTTTATTAATATAATTACTCAACGCTGAATTTAATTTACTGTGCAATAATTTATCTATATCATCCCAACCAGACCTACCACTAATTGATAATTCAATAGTATTTTTAACACTGACAATAAGTCCACTTAAAACCTTTCCAGGCGTTTTACGTTCATCATTATTAAATCTATTTATTATTTCATCACAAACATCTTTTTCAAGACTATTGTTTTCTAAATGAATAAATATATCGTTTATTTCATTAACATAATCCATCTTAACAAATATAAAATTATTTTTTTATATCAATTTATTTATGTCTAGTTACAATTATATTAATTTTTCAGTTATACAACCTGTTGGAAGCATAGTGATATTTTCAGGAAAATCTGACCCAAATGGTTGGTTAATTTGCGACGGCAGAAGTGTTTCACAATCAACATACAGTAATCTATATGCTATAATTGGTACGAATTATGGAACAGGTGCAGGAGCAGCATCTTTTAATATTCCAAATTTTATAAATTTTTTTCCGGTAGGAAGTACAGCTACAGGTTCTTTAAGTGTTTCAAGTAGTTACACTAAAGGAAGTAATAGTTACACATTAACTGTTGCGAATTTGCCATCGCATACTCACACTGGTAATACTAATAGAACACTTCTTGACCACACGCATTCTTTTAATACAAGTCCACGTGATGATGGTAATTATAGTGGTCTTCAGGGTCAAAAACCTGCGGGTGATGCTCCAGGACAAAAAAACAACAGTTGGTGGGACACTAACAATGCAACTCCAACACATTACCATACTTTTACAACAAATTATACAGGAGGTAGTAGCCCAATTTCATTAATTCCATCAAGTATGCCTTTAAATTTTATAATCAAATATTAAAGCAAAGATAATGAGTTACACACTAACTACAAATACTAATAGTGTATTTCCAGGTACAGGAGGTATTATGGTATATTTAGGAACAACAGACCCGAATGGGTGGTTAATTTGTGATGGCCGAAGTGTGTCACAATCAACGTATCAGAGTTTATTTAATTTAATAGGAAGTACTTATGGAACAGGTACAGGAGGAGCATCATTTAATATTCCTAATTTAAAATCTGTTTTTGTTTGTGGTGCATCAACTACTACAACCTTAACTTCAAGTCTTACTGGTAGTGATACAGTAACTTTAGATGCAAACACCATGACCTCTCATAATCACACAGTTACCACAGACGGTGGTAAAGAGATAACCCACTATCATACAACAAATATGGGGAATGTTGATGATAAGAATTTTACATGTGGTTCTGACCAGTGGCCTACAGGGGATTCCCCTGATTATAGAGCTGGTAATTGGAGTACTGGAAATGCCAACACTACACTAACTCATGCACATAGTTTAACTGGAAGTACGAGTACTGCTGGAGGGGGCACTTCTTTTTCAATAGTACCTAACTATAAAAAAGCAAATTATATTATAAAATTTTGATTTATATTTGTATTTAAAATAAAAAGTATAATTATATTTTAAAATGAGTAATACCTACAATATAAATAATTTTTATGCAGGAGCACCTCCAGGTTCAGTATGTTTTTACACAGGAACAACAATAATAAGCGGATGGTTATTTTGTGATGGCTCTGCTATATCTAAAGCAACGAATCCAGAATATACCAATTTACACAGTGTTATTGGTACAAATTATGGCACAGCATCAGGTGGGTCAACTTTTAATCTTCCTGATTTTAGGGGATATTATTTAAGAGGAGCAGATAGCACAAGTACTGCGCCAACAAATAGTGATTTTGGTGCAAGTACAGTTACACTTACAACTTCTAATTTGACAAACCATAGCCACACATTACCTGCAAATACTGGTAATATAAGTGCAGACCACAGTCACGAAAAAGGTTGTGGTTCACTTGATGATGGTAATTGTACGGGAAACAATAGTCAACCACCAATATGTGATAACAATGTAAGTAGCGGTCAAACTTTTAACACTGGCGGGGTAAACAATGCGCCAGCGAATTTCAATCATTATCATGATTATACAACAGATGCAGCAGGTTCAGCTACTGCGATTACCTTAGGCCCATCCAGCGTGATAATAAACTATATAATTAAATATTGATTTTCAACAGATAAAATTGTTTATGTATTGAACGATACTCATTCGTCTTTCAAAATAAAATTAAATACGCATATAATTTAACATGACTACACCCCAATTATATTATAGTTTTGATAATAATAGTAGTGTTCGTGATAATATTTTATTAAACGATGCGTATAGTCCTAATACGACGGCATCAACTGCACTACCAATTACTAGTAATTTATATGCGAGATATGAAGCAAAAAATTATAATGCAGCTGCAAAAACATGGACAGATTCTGGACCTAATGGAAGAAATATAGCTGCTTCAGCAGTAACAGGAAGTCCGACGGTGGTAACATATGCGGATAGTAATACAATAATTACGTCACATAATTATAATGGTCTATTTAGGAATTATACAGCAGTAAAAGGAGGAACAGGTGATAGAATAAATTTAGGTAATGAACAATTAAATAGTTGGACATTATTTGCTATAGCTAGATATGCGGGAACAAATAGAGGAAGAATACTATCAACTACTTCTATTAATTTTTTAACGGGTCATTGGGGAGGTACTGCTGGCTCAGCTTTCCACGAAGGATGGTTAACTGGTCAGACTGATTTTTATGTAAATACTTTTTTTATTAATACAGATACTGCTTCAAAGTTTTATACAAATGGACTAATTAGAGGAAATGGTGGAAATGGTGTTACTTATTTGCCACCATTAAATATCAATAATGATAAATATAGTGAGTTTTCAGATTGGGAAGTCATAGATGTAATATTTTATAATACAGAACTTAGCGATGAAAATAAAAGAGCAGTAGAACTATTCTTATCTTCCTATTATGGAATAGCAAATAGTAATGCAAATAATACAGTAATTACTGCAATTCTTTATAATTCACCTACCTTTTCAACAACTGATTACAATAAAGGACAATCATCCATGGTGTTAACTGGAGGAGCTGCAGGGTCAGTATCTCCATATGTGAAATTACCTGCATTCTTTACAACGGCGGGAACAGGGTTATCATTCGCATTGTGGTTCAAGTCTAATAGTTCAGGCACATGGTCAAGGTTATTTGATTTTGGTAATGGTGCAGGTAATAGCAATATTCTTATTGGTATTTATTTGAATAATCTTGCGTTATCTGTTTATGGTGCGAATGGTGTGTGTCAACCTGGTAATGTATTTCCAAATTGCAATGATAATGTATGGAGGCATTTAGTTTGGACAATAAGTTCAGATGGAGCAACATGGAAAGTATATATTAATGGTTCTTTATATGCAACAATAACATCGGCCAATATTAGTTCATATTCACAACAGGGTGCAGTAGGACCAAATTATCCTACTAATGTATTAAGAACGCTTAATTACATAGGTAAATCTAATTGGGATGACCCATATTTAAATGGAGGAATAGATGAATTTTACTTTTATAATACAGAAATAGGACAATCTACAGTTTCCACGTTATATAATAATGCAACCAATGTAGTACCAACCAATAAAAATTATAGTATAGCTTATAAAAAATCGGAAAATCCTATTTATCCAGCAGTTGGAACAATAATGCAATATTATGGAACAACCGACCCACCAGGTTGGTTATTATGTGATGGTGTAATAAGAACAGCAACAGATTCTAGATATAGTAACTTGGCTATATTATTAGGAGGAAGTAATACAGCCAATAGTTTAAGACCTCCAGATTTAAGGACCCGTATGTTACATGGAACAACTTCTAGTATGCCAATAAATAATGTTGGTGGTTCAACAACATTTTCATTATTGGAAACACATTTGCCTCAACATGGTCATACTGGAACGCTTTCTACAAATGGCAACCACACACACAATAATATTTATTCATGGTATGGTAACAATAATGTAATGCATCACACACAGTCAGATAGGATGTCGTCTGGATTTCATGGCGATGCAGGACATAATTCATCAAGCGGTACAGCAATAGGTGGAGGTGGAAGTCATGGCCACACATTATCTTTAGATAATGGACCAGGAAGAGGATTTCCTGTAAATATATTACCTAGTTGTTATAAAGTTAATCATATTATTAAATATTAACATTCACAGTAACCAAAAATTTTTAATATAGATATTTTATACAATGTCGTATAAAATATCAGAAGTAGAAGTTTCAATACCCGTAGGTTCAATTGTTTCATATTTTGGTAAAACTGACCCAGATGGATGGATAATATGCGATGGACAACTTAGGACATCATCAGACTCTAGATATAGTAATTTAGCCACATTATTGGGTGGTTCTAATAATGCGAATAGTTTAACTCCACCTAATTTGAGAAATTATTATTTATGTGGTTCAAATTCAATATATAGTACTAATTATACAGATGGTGCAACAACTATGAGTTTATCTGCAACTAATCTGCCACCACATTCTCATGGAGTAACAGTAACTGATGGCGGTTCTCATTCTCATAATCATAATTATGCATGGTCAGGGAACGATAACTCTCTATGGCATTCTAATATTAGTGATAGAGTAGCATCTGGTAATGATAATCCAGTAGCTGATGGTACTGGTATATCAAGCGTTGGGGATCATAATCATACATTAACTACAGGTAATGGTGGCGGGGCATCTACAGCAATAAACCTAACACCAAGTTATTACATGTTATATTACATTATGAAATATTAAACCGATGATTTTGTTCTTAATGGTTTAAAAAAGAAATTAAAGTTTATTTAAAAATAAATATATTATTATTAGATGTCGGTTCATTTTAAAGTAAACAATATTTCTAATTTCTATCCAGTTGGTTCTGTAGTACAATATTGCGGAACTACAGACCCAGATGGTTGGATAATATGTAATGGTACAACAAGAACAGCGACGGATTCTAGATTTGCAGCATTAGCTACATTATTGGGTGGGTCAAACACAGCCAATAGTCTTACACCACCTGATTTAAGAGGAAAAATTATACGCGGTGCTAATTCTGATACAGAAGTGACTAACACAGGTGGTTCAACAACAATAACATTAGCCGAGACTAATTTACCCCCTCATACTCATAGTGGCACAACAAATACAACAGGTAGTCATAGTCATACATGGACAACATCATATTTTGGAGGTGGTAGTCAATTACATCATACTGCTAATGCTGGATGTATAGCAAAAGGATTAGATAATTATACTGGTGGAGGTACAGCAGTGCTGTCAGGTGGTGACCATACGCACACTATATCAATAGGTAATGGTAATGGAGCAGCTACACCTATAAACTCAATGCCGCCATTTTATACAGTGAATCATATTATTAAATATTACTAACAAAACAAATAACCTTTCTATCTCCAGAAAACCTCTTATCCG